CAGCTGGAAGGTTGAACACCCCACTGTACCTACATTGTAAGGCCAGTGTGTTACTTGAAGTGCCCGGTGCGAATTGCCTTGCACCATTGGCAGCTTTACAAAAGGGGTTAACGTTGGAACATACAGCATGCGCTGCTGATGTTACCATTTTACGGTTAATTCTACCCATGGGTTGTCCATAGGTAGGAGTCATTCCTTTTGGTCGTCTTCTAATGTTTTGATTACCTTTATTTCGGCGACGATTTCGATTTCGTCTGCGTCTCGCACGTTGTGCTTTAGTAACCATGATTATTATTAATTATTATTATTTATTTATGTACACTATTATTCACTATTTTACAAAATTTTGCCTCACCCAAGTAAGGCTTCTACAAAAGATGCTAAACCCTGTTAGGTTTTCTAAGTTCAACAGCTGTCTTTAACATGTTGTCAAACATAGTCTTAACCTCATCAGAGTTATGACGGATTTCGTACGCCACTGCTGCAACTTGCTCGTTATTCATTCCTCCTGTAAAGAGTTTATGAAAAGTCTTCGCATAGTTGTTTAAACTAGCAGTCCAAAATCCGTCCGATCCTTTATTATAAGTATGAGAGCAATATTCAAAATGATCAGCAGTCAATTTCTTGACCTCACGTAAATCAATTTCCAATCGCTTCTTATACAAAACAAGAACATGGTCTATGTCCCCGTCAAAAGAATCAATAGCATCATCCCCTGCGGCTTGGCAATAAGTCGCATGGCAATACATTGCGTAAGTTATACGTATTATAGAATTGATAACAGAAGTGTTGTAACAACCGCTAGGTAACTTACCCGGTTTAGGTAAAACATACATGCGGCTATCTATTATATAAACTCTGTTCGTTAACACATGTGCCAACGCAGTTCCTACTCTACGATATTTTACTTTTTGCGTAGTGCTACAATAGATGGTGGTTTCTTCGATTGTTTCTAAACCCGATCTAATTCCTGCGGTTGAAACTGTGTTGTCAAAACCTGGAACATCGGAAGAAAATGAAGTACCGAAAATCTCCTGTATAAGCTGTATTTTACTAGCAAATAACTGATTTTCCCTGTCGGAAAAACCTATGCCAATGGACAAAGGAGAATTAGGATACATGCCTAATAAGGCTTCATGGTAATCGCTATAAAACCACCGTTCAACTAATTGGTCGACAACAGACATAGAACAAATGATTCTATACCTGCCTTGGTCAACTTTTCGTTTCGGGTGTGACTCGTTTTTAATAAAAACGTTGGTTCCATCGGTGAAACCGTTCACTATCAATCCTTCAGGGGTCATAAGTAGAACTTCTTGCAGCCTTTGGTCTGTAAGGTTCTCATATAACATGATACGGTCGGTAGCTAGTTGAACGAGTCTGTCAGGATCGCCTGACACAAAACTTTTGTTGTCTGGATAATCCATCTCATAGGGGAAACCTGGAGAAGAATTACCATTCAACTGGGTTATCAAAACTGTGCGCACATAGTCCTCTATGTCTGCGCGTTTGGCATTGCCACACACCTTAGAACAGAGTTCGGCTTCAGTGGGAATGGCAGTTCGTACCATTTCCTCAGCCTTATTCCACTCTAGTTTGAGCTCTTCCCTTTCTTTCTTCGGGAATTTGGCTTCAAACTTGGAGGTGCCTGGGATTGGGGCTTCTTCGTATCCTGCGTTGACGTCGAGTGCTTGGAAACAGTGTCTCGCTGTTCCTTCTGGATAGCATCGATCGTTGATCGCAGGGCAGAAAGCTGCGACTGCTGGCTCGATAGTTCTTCTCGTAGTTGAGAATTTTCTTTTACCAGCACAGCTTCCGACGTAGAACAAGTTTCCTTGTTTTGTTCGGTTGCTGAAGTCGTATTCCCCCGGTGAATCGGCGTAGTATCCGTATCGGGGGAAATCCGAAAATCTTCCTTGACTTTCGCTTCAGAGGAATTTGCGGATTCTTTCTTAAATAAAACGTTTGAAAAGCGTTCTGGCCATCCAATGTAGCTAGCGATGTCTCTTGGATCATCGTCAGCATCATCCCAATGTTCATCATGAATTACGTCAACGTATTCATAAGTACGACCTATGTGGCCCGATTTACGGATACCATAATTGCCGTTGGAATGTTCAAAGTCTTTATACTTTTTATTTTCAAATGGATGTAGTGGTTGCTTCTTGGAGCCTTCAGCAGATTCCGGGAAAACCCGAGGTAAAAACCTCGTTGGACTTTGAGATTGAATAATTCTGTCTATAACAGAAATATCAACCAATATGTTCTTATTTGGGTCTCCAGCAAATCCTATATGCATGCCAACCGGATGGCCGGCTCTGCATATTACTGAACCTGAGTGTCCTTTATCAGAACTGGAGGTATGATAGGACTGGAATAATTTTCCAGGCACATTTTCATCACACACTCCCCCCGATGACAAATTGAAATTATATTTTCCATAACCAGCCATTGAAA